GAACTCTTGCACAACTAAATTCAGTTCTCCGAAAGCCCTCGCTTCCTGGTCTTCGAATTCACCCTGTCGAAGCTTCCTGAGAAACGTCTGTAGCTTCTCAACCGTGTCCTTAGACATATTTGTCTTCATATGTGGCCTCCTCAATTTTTTGGCCGCAGTAAGGGCAGAACTTAAAGCCGTTTGCAACCGGGCCATCGTCATAGAACTCAAACATTTTGCCACATTGCGATTCCCATAGGTTGTAGCCGCTCTCTTCTTCCCAAATACAGGCTCCCTCTACGTTCTTGACCTTCAAGTTGGTGTTGGATTTGGAGACTGGTAAGTACGAGCGGGCTATCGCCAACGAATCCAGGGTGAACTGGCTTGCCCGCAGGTACTTCGCTGCTTCCTTGGCGGTCATGAGGCTTGGTCTTTTCTTTGCCATTTGATTTGTCTCCTTTCTGCTGTTATAATGGGAGACAGGGCCTGGCTGGTCCGAAATGGCCCTGGCTCCCGGTATGGTTTATTACGTTACACACGGGGGCCTGGGAATGAAGAGAATATTGGGAGAGTTCCTGCTCTACTTGGAGGCGGCGGGGCGGGCTCGTCGCACCTTGGATACCTATGAGGAGCGGCTGGGATACGTGCTGACCTTCTTGGAGGAGCGGGGGGTTGAGGAAGTCACGGACGTCCGGCCTGGCGATCTTGATGCCTACATTGTTTCGCTGAGGCGGAGGGGGCTTTCGCTCGTCACCATTGCCGGCCGCATCATGGTGATCAAGGCCTTTTTTGCCTGGTGCGTGCGGCGGGAGTACCTGGAGCGTTCACCGGCTGCGCATCTGGAGAAGCCGAGGTTGGAGCGGGGTGGGCGATCTCCTCCGATGGCTCGTGAAGATCTGGGGCGGCTGCTGGCTGAGGCTGAACGTGGCCGGCCTCGGGACCTGGCCGTGCTCCTCTTTTTGGCCGACACTGGTTGCAGGGTGGGTGAGTTGATTGCTCTGCGCGTCGGTGATGTGTGCCTTGGCAAGCGTGAAGCGCGGGTGAATGGCAAGACGGGCGGGCGGTGGGTGGACTTCACGGGGCGGACGGCGCGGGCGGTGGGAGCGTGGCTGGCGGTGCGGGATGGACCTGGAGAGTTGCTGTTCGGGATGACGTATGCTGCGGTTTACAAGATGCTGCGGCGGCTGGCGGCGAAAGCGGGCGTTGAGGGCCGTTGCAATCCCCACAGTATCCGTCACCTGGTGGGTCAGGCCTGGCTCGATGATGGGGCGAATTTGGAGTTGGTGAGGCAGAAGCTAGGCCACAGGGACATTCAGACCACGGCCATGTTCTACGCTCACCAGGACCGAGAGCGGGTGCGGGTTGCGACGGAGCGCTTTTCGCTGGTGAGTGGTCAACGGTCTCTGGAACCGTAAGCCGGGGTTCGAATCCCTGTCCCCCAGCCAAGGGCCTCCGTGTTGTATTTTGCTGTTAAGGTGCCTGGGAAACGGAGGTCAGGAAAGCCGCCTGGCTGCTGTGAACAGCCGGCGGCTTCGTTATTTCTGGTCAGTCCTAATCGGGTGGGACATGGAGCGGGGTTTTGTCTGGGGGGTACGGCTCTTTGTTGACGAGCTGGAATGTCTTAGCTAACACCTGCGGTTTGGGCATTTCAAAGCCGAAAAACAGTGATAGCAATAACCGATGCTGTAGAAATTCGGCGGGTGTGATTGTCATCGTTGCCCTTCCTTTTTGTCCTGTGGGGTTTCGTTCTCCTTTAGCCAGCGCTCCACTAGCTCGCGGATGACTTTGGACATATCCAGTCCTTTGTCGGCCACGAGTGACTTGAAGCGCCGGTGGAGCTCTGTGTCTATGAGGACGGCCAATCGTTTTACGGGTGTCATTGGTGCCTTCTTAGCGGAGCGGGTTTTCGGTGAGTTATCTTTATGGATGTGTCGGTGACAACTCTGACATAAAAGTAGGAGGTTCTCTGGTTGATTGTACCCTTCGATAATGGGTTCTTTGTGATGATACTCGAGGCGTCGTGAGCATTGAGCTTCGGGCTTGCCACATATTTCGCAACAACCGTTGGCGCGTTGCCATACTTTGGCTTTGACGCTATCGGTCATTTGGCTGAGGAGTTGGCGGATTCGCTGGCGTGAGGTGCCGTAGCGTTGACCGATGGAGTCGTAGGTTAGACCTTGGTGTCTCAAGGCGAGCATTGCGGCCAGGTCTTGCGTGTCTGTGCGGTTAATTCTTGGGGTTGGCATCGGTGGCGTCCTCGCTAGACTGGTCCTCCTCGGTGTGGTTGAGATAAGCTTCAAGGGCAATCCGCGCGATCATGGCTTGTGATCGCCGTTCAAGTGATGCCTGGGCTACCAGGCGAGACTTGGTCTCTTTGGAGACTAGGAAGCTAACTGTTTCGGAGAGTTCGTTCATTGTTGACCTCCTTGGTGATACTGTAGTATAGTAGCTTAATCTGCGCTAGAGTATAGCATAGAAACGAAATCTTGTCAAATCGCGAAAAAGGGGGAATCATGGGTAAGCGGTGGTGGCGGAAGCCCCGCTCGGCTTCTCAGCGGGGGGCGGATATGGGGGAGGACATCTGGGAGTGGCGGTGGGTGTTGCTGGCGTTGCTGGTGCTGGCTGTCCTCGGCAAGCTGGCAGAGGCTCTGGGCTTGATTTGACACAATAGAACAGCTGTGCTAGAATATGACCTGTAAGTGCTGGATTCGTAAACTCATTCGTAAACTCAATAGAGGGCTGGCCTGGGCAGTGCACCGTTCGGGCCGGCCCGGAGATGTTGCTTTCGCGGGCCTGGGAATCCCTTCTCAGGCCCGCTTTTCTTTTTGTGGATCACGCCGATCTTCCCAGGCCCGGCGTTGATTCGGGGCAGTTCGGGTCTAGGGGCTGCCCCTTAGAATTCATTTATTAGTGGCGGTAGTGAAGTGAGTCTGGAAGCGGCGCTGGTAATGACATTGACGGCGTACACCAATTATGATGTGGGTATGGATGGCCTGGGCATCATGGCTTCTGGGCTGTATGTCTTCGACGGTGCGTGTGCCTGCGGCGAGGCATGGCCGTTTGGGACGGTGTTCTACGTTCCCTCGCTGCGGCGTGGCTGCATCTGCCAGGACAGGGGCGGTGCAATAGGAGATCGTAACCTGGATTTTTGGATGGCGGAGAGGGAGGCGGCTCTGGAGTTTGGCCGGAGAGAGGCCGAAGTGTTGGTCTGGCCATTGGCAAATCGCGGGGGTGAATCGGGGCGGGGACGCCCCTTCGTAGCAAGCGGGGAGGCAAATCATGGGGGCGACGAGCGGCGGCAAGGTGAAAGCCCAACAAGACAGCGTGGCAGCCGCGGCCCCCTGTTGCGTTAGGGAGGAGGACAGATGGAACAGGCAATTTTCTTGGCGTTGGTGAATGAACGGCTGGTGGAGTATTTTATTGCTCCACTGTTTGACCGGTTCTATGAGAGGGGGCGTTGGTTGCTGATGTACGTGTCGTTGGCGACTGGCGCCCTTTTGTCGGTCCTGGCTCGGGTGGAGTTGATGGCCCTGGCCGGGGTGGATCTGGGGGCCCTTGCGAACCTGGTGGTTTCGGCTATCATCGTGGGCGGCGGGGCGAATCTGATCCACGATCTGATGAAGGGGCGAGAGCAGGTCGTCGTCCTGGACGAAGGCGAGGACGTGGTCGAAGTGCGCTTTGTCAGGGGCGGTGGCAATAATGGGAGGGGGTGAGAGCATGGGTAGGATGGATGGGAATGAGGATATCCTGGCGGGGCAGGCGTGGACTGCTAACGTGAAGAGTCTGTTCGACGTGTTCCTGCAGGACTGGTCATCTCGGACAGCAGCCGATCGCGAGCTGCGAGCCAAGCTGGAGAACTTGTTTCTGGGTAAGCAGCAGGACCTGGATCAGGTGAAGCTGGAGGCGGCGCGCAGCGGACAGGTGACTAACGCTGTCATTAGCGCGCAGTTGGTCAAGTCGGTGCTGGGCGGCACGCTGGAGGAGAGCATTGAGGGTAAGCTGGCGGCGCAGTTCCCGGCTAGTGTAACTGAGGCGGTGACGTTGATCACTGATAAGCTGGTCAACATGGTCGGGGTGGACGCCCTCCTGGCGGTTGTCGAGGCAGTTGCCGGGGAGACGGCGGAGGCCGAGTAGATTGAAGTCGTGTAGGAGTCATGTATGGATGTCTTGGACCTGTTGAAGCTGGCTGCTGATTGGAGCCTGGCCGCGGTGATGGCCGGGGTGTTGATCTACGTGATCCGCAATTCCGAGAGCCGACAGGCGAAGCTGGTGGATCGGATCGTGGGCGTAATCGGTAAGAACACTCAGGCATTGGCAGATATCAAGCCGGCGCTGGAGGAGATTACTCGTTTCATGAACGCGGTGGAGCGGAGGCTGGAGGCCATCGAGGTACGGCTGAGGATGTCCAATGCTCGTGACGGGACGTTTTAGTTGGGAAGCACTGGACTTGGCCCTGGCTGCGATGGAGAAGAGCGCGGCTGAAATTCGCTGTGCCGTTCTGGCTCTGGTAGAGAAGTCTGGATGTGATCCCCTCACCGTCGAGGAGTTAGAGGAGTTGCTGGATGCCGACGCTCGACTGGAATCGGATCGAAAACGAGTACGTGACGGGCCAGTGCTCTTACCAGGACCTGGCGAACGAGCATGAAGTCAGCAAGAAGCAGGTAGAGCGCCACGGCAAGGCCGGCGAATGGGTGCGGAAGCGCAAGGAATTCCGGGGCAGGACGTCGGCAGCAGGTCTGCAAAAAGCTGAGGCGGAGGCCAGTGAGGCCAGTTCGCTGATCTTTCAGATTGGCCGGCTGATTCTGGAGCGGTTTTTGGCGGCACTTCAGGATGAGGGCGTTACATTGACGGCCGCGGACGCTCAGCGGTGGGCCAAGGTCTTGCTGGAGTTGGAGAGGGCTGGTCGGGAGGTGCACGTCGGTGTGGTCTTCGGTGCGGACGTGTTAGCTGAGGCGGCGATTGAGCTGAGGGAGTGGCGGGAGCGTGCTTACGCGTGAGCAGAGAGTCGAGCTGGCTAAGTGTTCGGGGAGCGCGGAGTATTTTATTGACACGTACTGCTGGATAGAGGACAAGACGGCCCGGGAGTGGGTGCGGTTTCGGTTGTGGCCGGCCCAGGCCAGCACTTTACAAAAGATCGTAGAGCACCAGTTATTCATCGTCCTCAAGGCTCGGCAACTTGGCCTGACCTGGCTGTTGGTGTGCTACGGGCTGTGGATGATGTTGTTCAGGCCTGGCACTGGGCTGCTGCTGTTCAGTCGTCGGGACGATGAGGCGGCGGAGCTGCTGGGTCGGGTGCGTGGCTGTCACGTGCGGCTGCCGCCGTTCTTGCAGGCGAGGGTGGGGACGGACAACGACCACGAGCTGGAGTTCGTCAATCTGGGAAGCGTGGCGCAATCGTTTCCCACCACCAAGCACAGCGGTCGGAGTTACACGGCTACACTGGCGGTAGTGGATGAGGCGGACTTTATCCGCTGGCTGCGGCAGTTGTTGACGGCTGTCAAGCCGACGATTGATGCAGGTGGGCAGCTGGGGCTGATCAGCACCGTGGACAAAGAGGATCTTTCCTCGGAGTTCAAGCGGATCTGGGCTCAGGCGATTGCAGGGGAGAATAGCTACTGTCCCATTTTCCTGCCGTGGTCGGCACGGCCTGACAGGGATGCGGCCTGGTACGCGCGGCAGAAGGCGGACTACACGGAGGATGACTTGTTCCAGGAGTATCCGGCTACGCTAGTGGAAGCGTTGGCTGCGCGGAAGTCGTCTAAGCGGTTCTTGCCGGCTTGGCTGGCTTCGTGCACGGGGGATATGCCTTCTCTGGAGGCTTCAGGTGCGCCTCCGCTGCCTGGTCTGGTGGTGTGGGAGCCGCCTCGCCCTGGGGGGGTTTATCTGGTGGTGGGCGACCCCGCCGAGGGAAACCCCACCTCGGACCCCTCGCCGGCGGCGGTGTTCGATGTGCTGACCTGGGGACAGGTGGCCGGCCTGTACGGGCGATTCGAGCCGGACGTGTTTGGCGGCTGCCTGGTAGAGATCAGTCAGTGGTACAATCATGCTGTCATTTGTGTGGAACGTAACAACCACGGGCATGCCGTCCACGTGGCGATTGATGGTCTGGGTGCGGGCGATTTGATCTACCAGTGTCCTCTTGATGGGAAAGACGGGTGGCTCAGCAATGTCAAGAACAAGGTGCTGGCCACCGACGTGACGGCTCAGGTGCTGAGGGATGGGGGCTCCGTCATCCAGGATGGGGCGACGATCAACGAGCTGGCGATGTTCGAGGCGGGCACGCTGAGAGCTCCGCCTGGACTGACCGATGATCGGGCGATGACGGTGATCATTGGCATGGCGGCTTTGCGGTGGCCCTCGATGCGGCATCGAGCGACGGGGGAGTCGGCGGTGATTGCGCCGGTGGACGTGATTGACGAGAGGGAGACTGGAGGTTGGTAAGTTGCTAGGATGGCCGGGGCGGTTGTTGAGGCGGGTAGTTGCCTGGCTGGCGCGGGTGACCGCTGTGGACGTGGGCAAGGCTGCCGATGGCCTTGTACTCTTTGGCCGCTCGGGCACGAGGCTAGACAAGGGGTGGGGCGTCCTCCGGGAGGAGTTCAAGGATGCCTTCAATGCCTGGCGCAAGAATCCCTTGGCCAGGCGGTTGGTGGGGATCGTGACGGCCTACATCCTGGGGGGGGATAGCCTTCGTTTGCGCGCACCTGGGTACAAGCAATTAGATAAGTTCATCACCGAGTTCGTCAATCATCCGGAGAATCGCTTTGCCATGCGGCAGGGAGATTGGTGTGATGAGCTCACGCGGTTGGGGGAGCTTTTCCCCACGCTGCACTTTAACAGCGCGGATGGGATGGTCTACGTGCGGGCTGTCTCGGCCAGCAGGATCGAGAAGGTGGACTACAGAGGTGAGGACTACGAGGCCGAGACGGTGTACCACGAGACGGGGGATGCTCTGGAGGATGGTCAGCAGTGGTATCATCCTCAGGCTGTGCCCGATCGGGATGGAGTGAAAGAGGGGGCGAAGCCAAAGCCGGTGATGTTGCACTACGCTGTGAACCGGCCTGTTGGTTGCGTTCGTGGGGAGTCGGACCTGGCGCCGATTCTGCCCTGGCTGAAGCGGTACAGCCGCTGGCTGGAGGATCGGGTGAGGACGAATGCTGCCCATCGCGTGTTCCTGTGGATCGTGAAAGTACCCTCTAAGCTGGTGAAGGCGAAGAAGGCGCAATACGAGGATGAGCCGGCGCCCGGGTCGGTGTTGGTGGTCGATAGGGATAGCGAGGAGTGGGAGGCGGTTACTCCTGATTTGAAGGCGCGGGACGCGGCGGCCGACGGTCGGGCTATTCGTTGGATGATCGTGGCTGGCGGCCCTGGGGTTTCGTTGTTGGACCTGGGGGAGAGTGAGACAGCGAACCTGGCCTCGGCCAAGACGTTGACAGAGCAGCGGCGGCGATTTTTACGGCGTCGGCAGGCTTATTTTGGATACGTGCTGGCTGACGTGGTGGTACAGGCTTGGAATCGCGCGGTGGCATTGGGGCTGCGCCGAGGGCGACTGGTAACCCTGGCGGACGTGGCGGTTGGGTTGCCTGACATTTCCCCCGCTGATAACTGGCAGTTGGCACGGTCGGCGGATAAGATCGTGGAGACCATGGAGGGGCTGGAGAGGATGGTGGGCAAGTCGGGAGCTCTGCGTCGCCTGGCAGTGCGGTTGATGTTGAAGTTTGCGGGCGAGGCGGTGTCTGACCCGGAGTTCGAGGAGATCGTCGGCGGGGCTTTCGCCGAGGGGGTGGAGTGATCTATAACTACGTGGCGGGCGGTGTTCTGATATGACCACGAGGGCGGGGTTGAGAGACGACGTTATAAGAGAGCGGCTGGCCGACGAGGCACAGTGGCCGGATGCGACGTTAGATGCCTGGATCAACGATGCGATCCGGGATTACTCGATTCATTTCAGGCGGCGGGTGACGGCAACTATAACCGCGGTGGCTGACCAGGTGGAGTACTCCCTCAGCGGTTACACGGGTATTTGTTCGATACTTTCTGTGGAGTGGCCTAAGGACGAGGATCCGCGGGAGTATTTGACGCGGCGTAGCGAGACCGATCCACGTGGCTTCTGGGGTGGGTCGTGGTACGACGTTCGCGGGACGGTAGCTCCGGAGATGCTGGTCATTGCTCAGGAGCCGGGGGAGGGTGAGGACATTGGCTTGGAGTATGAGGCCGATTACTCTGTGCCGACTGCCGATGATGACGTTCTGACTGTGCTGGACCGTCACCTGGAGGGCCTGGCGCTGTTTGTGTGGTGGAAGGCTGCGCGAGAGGCGGCGATTGTTGTGGGCAGGAGAGAGCGTGGTGGAGGTGCGCCTTCCGCTTCGTTGATCAGTGCACTTGGTTTGTTTGTGAAGCGTACTGGTCGCGAGGCTTATTACGATTGGTTGCAGGAGGCGAAGGCCGGGATGTCTGGACGTAGCGCGGTTGTTGGTTGGAGAGATATAGGACTGTAGGGAGTTGGTGTGGCTGATGGCAAGCGGTGGCGTACAAAGGGTGATGGGAACGTGTGTAGCGCGTGCGCCGCTTTGGATAACATGCTGGTGTGGGCGTGGGAGCCTTTCTGTTTCTATGAGGGCGCGTACGTGTACGGGCCGCCGTTGCATGGGGATTGTCGGTGTCAGGTATTCGAGGAGGATATTCCTGGGCCTGAGCCTGAGCCTCCTCCGCCCCCTGATGTGGTCTACACGTGTCTTCTTTGCGGTGCGGAGTTTGCCACCTTGGATGAGCTTGAACAGCATATACTGGAGGAGCATGATCCTGTTCCCCCCCCTCCTCCTCCTGAGGTCTACACGTGTTCTTACTGTGGTGCGGAGTTTGCGAGCCAGGGGGAGCTTGATGAGCATATCAGGGCGGTGCATGATCCATGATACAACTGGCCTTTTCCCGGTCCTTGACCGACTAGAGGCCCGTCGCGTGACGACGGCCCTGACTTAGATCCGTTTCCAGACCTGGATCCGCCTGACCTGGATCCGCCTGACTTGGAGCCATTTCCTGAGCCTGGCCCCCGGCCTTATCCTGTTCCTCGGTCTGAGCCTGGCCCCCGGCTGCGCTTTTGAAAGGAGTAGATTGTGGCCACACGTGCCGAATTGCGGGCTATTGTACGGGAGCGTATGGCTGATGCGACACAGTGGCCGGATGCGACGTTAGATGCCTGGATCAACGATGCGATCCGGGATTACAGCTGCTATTTTCCGAGGCGACTGACGAAGTCCATTGCTTGTGTTACGGATCAGCTCGAGTATTCTCTCTCTGTATTGACCAATCCGCAGGCCGTGAGCAGTGTGGAGTATCCCGACGGTGAGGACCCGATGTCTTTCTTGGCGCGGCGGCCTGCCGAGGGTGTGAAAGACTTTTGGGGTGGGGAGTATTACGACGTTTGGGGCGTGCATGAGCCTGAGATGTTGGTGTTGGGGTCGGCGCCTACGACTGGGGAGACGATAGTAGTTGGATATTTGGCTGATCACGATTATCCGACTGCTGATGATGACGTTCTGACTGTGCTGGACCGTCACCTGGAGGGTCTGGTGCTGTTTGTGTGGTGGAAGGCTGCGCAGGAGCTCTTGGCGGCTGAAGCTATGGATCCACAGACAACCACCTTGCTTTTGACTCAGTTTGATATGTTGGTGTATCGGGCGGCGCGGGAGTATCGCTATTGGCTGCGATATGCTCAGGGCGAGGGAGAGCGGCGGCGATGGCTCGATGATCGTTACCGGCGTGCCTGTGAGGGACTTCGAAGGGGTGTCACGTGAGTAGAGCGCTTGCTGAGCTAGCGGCGATACAGTATAACCTGAACATGCATGCTGCCCCCAAGCGGGGAGGGGCGTGGTCGGTGACGGATCTGGGCGAGGTGGCGGCTCGTCTAGGTAGCATCGTGACCTTTGATCGGCGCGGTGACGTGTACTGGCTGGATGACTTTGAGGACGGCAAAGCCAAGTGGGCGGCGGAGACCTCTGGTGCCGGGGCGGGGGTGGCGGTTTCCACGACCTACGCCCGCAACGGTGCGAAGTCGGTCGAACTGACGGCTGGCACAGATATGAGCCATTACGCCGGCATCGGTCGGCTATTTCCCTACCCTGCGTTGTCGCGGTGGGGGTTTGAGGGCTCCTGGTCGTTTGATTCTGACCTGGAGACGTTTGACATCATTATATCTGTGTACGATGGTACGAACCTGACCAGTGCCATTCTTCGGTACGATTGTGTTAATCAGAAGGTGCAATACCTGGATTCTGCCGGGGCGATGCAGGACTTGGCGACGAGCGTGGATTTGCACGACTACTACAACATGTTCAACACCTTCAAGTTGGTGTTGGATTTGGAGACTGGTAAGTACGAGCGGGCTATCGCCAACGAATCGGAGTATGACATGGCTGGCATAGCGCTTCAGCAGGCGGCGATCGCTGTTAGCCCGGTTGTTAAGTTGTCGATGAGGAATACAGCTGTTGGTGGTACCGGCGGTGTGGTGTACGTGGACGATGTGATCGTGACTCGCAATGAGCCTGGGCCAGAGCGCACTACGCCGAGGTTGTTGGTTGGCGTTGGGGGCTAGGCGATGGCAACCTGGTAAGTGGGAGCGGCACGGAACTTGCCGAGCCGACGAGCCGTTGCTGGGTGAACGAGGATAGCTTCGACTGTGCCTGAACCGTGGGAGATTACTGAGAGCGACATGGAGCGTGCCCGTCGGGAGTTTGAGGACTACCTGGAGAGCTACCAGGCCGAAGAGGGCGAAGCTGGAGATGACCCGGAGTGGTGGTTAGGTTTCATCTTTTGGATACAGGGTAAGTTCAGGGATGACGTCGCGGCTTTGGGCAGCGAGCTCATGGCGGGCGACATAGACCTGGACGAATGGCGCGCCGCCATGCGGGAGCGCATTGAGACCCTACATGTCGTCTGCGCGGTGGCGGGGACGATGGGCGACTGGGACGCGGTGAACTGGGAGGCGGTCGAGGAGCGTGTCCGAGAGCAGTACGAGTACCTGGAGGGCTTCCGTGAGGACATAGAGGAGCGGCAGGGAGAGGAGGGGGGACTGACCCCGTGGGTGATAGCCAGGGCGGGATTGTACGCGGGTTCGCTGCTGGCGATGTACCACATCATCAGGAGAGAGGAAGAGCGGAGGGCTGGGCGGAATGAAGTCTTATGGGTGGTTGATCCCTCTGTCGAAAACTGCGAGGACTGCCAGGAGCTGGCCGGCCGGGGCTGGATGCCGATAGATGATTTGGGTGGGCAGGTCCCGGGGGATGGGCAAACTGCGTGCATGGGAAACTGTCACTGCCATCTCGAGTATCGAACGGTAGCCAGCCAACAATCACAACTGGAGGCAACGAGTATGGATATTGTGGTGATGAGTGAGCCAGCTCATGGGCAGTTGAGCATTGGCGGGCTGGCGGTGGACGCTGTGAAACGGAGGGAGCTGAGGGAGGCCCTCGAAGCGGGTGAGCTCGGTGAACTCAGCTTCGATGCGGTGGTCTGGAAGGATGGGCCGAACGCGAACTTCTTCCGTTTTCGTGAGGAGGATCTCGTTGGCTTTGGCGAGAGCTACAGGGGGCAGCCGTTCCTGCGGAATCACGATATTTATGACATTGGTAGCCGGGATGGGATGGTGGCCGCTTCGATGTTCGATGGTCAGGGTTTCCTCCAGACGATCGAGTTGACCACTCAGCGGGGGCTCAGGAGCTTCGTGGAGGGGCAAATCGATCGGTTTTCCATCGGGTGGTACTACGATGGAATTACGTGTTCGATTTGTGGTGGCGATTGGATGGGGCCTGGTTGTGTTCACTGGCCCGGTCGGACGTATACCGATGGTGAAGGCAAAAACTCACGGGTGTGTGAACTTATCTTCGAGAATCCCCGTGGCAAAGAAACATCTGCCGTGAATGCGCCGGCGGTGGATGGTACACGGATACTGGCGCGACTGTGTGAGCAGAAACGAGGCCTGGGAGCAAAACAGGAGGTTGAGGATATGGAAGAGAGAGAAGTCGAGGCGGTCGTGGAGGAGACTCCTCTGGCTGTCGAGCCGGCCCCTGTGGTGGAGCCGGTTGTCGTAGAGCGGCCTGTCGAGCCGGCCCCTGTGGTGGAGCCGGTTGTCGTAGAGCGGCCTGTCGAGCCGGCCCCTGTGGTTGCTGATGGGTGGGCTTCCTACTTTCGCGATCGGGCCATGGAGATTGCGCTGGGTGGGAGTGGGTTGCCGCCCTCGATGCAGGAGAACATCCGCCAGCAGATGGACGGCCATGAAGTGACACCTGCTGGTCTGGAGCGGAGCATTGAGCAGCACAGGGTTATCCTGGCGGCGCTTCAACAGGACGAGGTGGTCACCGGCATGGGCCGGCCCCTGGACGGTGGGGTCGTGGTGAGCGTGCGTGCTCCCATGGAGGCGATGTCCAACGCGGTGGATTGGGTATTCGGGGTACCCGGTGCCAAGTTGCCGCCGCCTGAGCTGCGTCAGGTTGATCGGTTGTATCACATCCTGACTGGCGACTACGACTGGCACGGGGTGTTCAGGTCCGATCAGGCTCAGTTGGCGGCTGCTGATTCGACCACACTCACTGGCCTGGCTGCGAGTGCCATGAACAAGGTGATCGTGGGGCTGTGGGATGGGGTGATGATGTACCGCTGGTTCGAGCCCCTGGTGGCGGTGCAGCCGCATGATGGATCCACGCATGACATGCAGTGGATCCAGTTCGGTGGGGTTTCCAACCTGAGTGAGATTAGCGAGGGCGGGGTCTACACCGAGAAGACCGTCGCCGACTCGAAAGAAGCCGACAGTTTCCAGAAGTACGGAAACTATGTAGGCATCACCATCGAGATGATCCGCAAGAGCCAGATCGCCAAGATGCGGGCGGTCACCCAGGCCCTGGTGGTGGCGGCAGTGAGAACACGCAGCGCGGCCATTGCTAGCATCTTCACCACTGAAGACGGAGTGGGTCCGACGTTGGACCAGGACTCGGTGGCTCTGTTCCACACCGTCAGCCACGGCAACCTGGCCACCACCTCGTTTTCGTGGTCGGCCTGGAAGGCGGCTCGGCTGGAGTGTGCCAAGCAGACTGAGCTGGGCAGCAGCAAGCGTCAAGGGTTGTGGCCGGCGTATTGTCTGGTGCCTTTCGACTTGTACGATGATGCGCTGGTGATCTTTGGGTATGGCGCGGGGCCGCAGGGCAAGCCGGGGACATCGGACTACGACGTCAACCCCTTCGCGCAGAATCGGCCGGGCGATCCACGGCCCAAGGTGGTGCCGGTGCCGGATTGGACCGATGCCTACAAGTGGGCGTACCTGGCTGATCCGCTGTTGGCGCCGGTGATCCAGATGAGCTACGCTCAGTCTCCGGGAGGCGGTGAGCATCCGGGGCCCGAGTTGTTCTCGGTCACTAGTCCGAACAGTGGCCTGATGTTCAGCAACGACGTGATGCCGATCAAGATCCGCGACTGGTGGGCCTATGGTGTGGCGACCCATCGCGGGATTGGCAAGCGGAACGCCACTAGCTAGGCTGGGAATTAGAAATTAGAAAATAGAGGAGGTACTATGGACGGAATGAGATATCCGATTACGGTTAACCTGCACGGCACCTTGTCGGCGAACGCGCAGGGGTACTTTACCGTGCCGGCGGGCATGACTCTGGTCGAGGTGTCGGGGTGTGGGCGTACTTCTGCCGAGGCTACTCTGCAGATAGGCACCTCGGCCGACCTGGATGGGATCATGACCGCGGCGGCCATCGGGGTGAGTGGGACCCCGGTGGTGTTCACGCCGGCTGATTTCGATGGAGATCTGGCGGATGAAGTGAATCCCTATCACCTGGTGAACGATACCACCTTCTACTGGCTGCTGACGCACAACAGCGCTGTGGACGTGATGATCGTATTCACCTTCCTGGAGGGGTAGGGTGGTGGATCAACTGAGGAGCCTTCGCCCCTCGGCCGACATGGACGCGGCCGGCCGGGGGGCGGATATGAGGCGGATCGGGGACCTGGATCCGCACTTGCTGCGCGTGTTGGCCATGGCTGGCTACGACACCCTGGAGAGGCTGCGTGCGGCGGGTGACGACGAGCTGCTGCGGGTGGCGGGTGTCGACCGGGCCGCCTTGCGACGGATTCGGGTTGCAGTGGGAGTTGGGAATTAGAAATTAGAAATTAGAAAGGGAGGTAGGAGATGCCTTCAGAACTGGAGCTGAACGTGTTGGCTCGTCTCGGCGAGCTGGAGAAGGAAGTGGTGGCGCTGGGCAAGAGGGTTTCCTCGTTGGTCCGGAAGGTCAACGAGGTCGCGCGGCGTACGCCGAAGAGGGAGAAGAAGGAGGCGACCGATGCAAAGAAGTAGGAGATATCTAGTTGTGCTGGTGGCGCTGCTGGTGGCGCTGCTGGTGGCGTTGGCCGGGTGTAGAGAGCAGCCTGAGAGTGTGCAGACGCAGGGGTTGTCTCACTTTAGCGGGCCGTTGGACATCACGGATGCTGCGACAGCTGCCGCGCCTGGACTGTACTTTGCGGGCGACAGCGACACGGGGCTCTACAGCGCTGCTGCCAACCAGTTGGGACTCGCGACTGGTGGGACGGTACGGCTAACTCTGTCCTCGTCTGGGCTACTTGTGACTGGTCTAGACATGAACGGCACGGAGTTGATCCTGGATGCTGACGGCGATAGCAACTTCACGGCTGACACCGATGACAAGCTCGACCTCAACCTGGGTGGTGCTGACATCGTGATCTTCAACGAGTGGGGGGCATCTACCATCATAACCGATACAACTGAGCACTTGGTTGAGATACTGGATGCTACTCCTGTGATGACTGCTGGGGCAAACTCTCTGGCGGCTCTTAACATTGACTTGGGGATTGGCAACTCTACGGCTGGCACGAACAGCATCTATGGTATTCTGATAGATGATATCACACAGGATGCGCAGAACACGGAAACGGCTATCTCCATCGGTGGCACTGGGTGGGACGTGGCTTTCGATGCTGGTACAAATACGGTCGTCAACATCGGTAATGCTGGTACCGACTTTACCTCGTCTGGCGGGTTGACTTTGGCGGGCGCCCTGGCTGTAAGCCCTGGGGCGACTGACACTGCTGTGACCTATGGCTCCACCATTACACCGGTGACGAGCTACGTTGTCATCACGTCCACGACCACGATAACGAACGCGGTCATGGGGGGGTGTAGCGTTGCGGGGCAGTTTGTGGCCATCACCTGCAACGCGGGTAGCGGTGACATCACGATCACTGAGAGCTCTACACTAGAAGCTGGCGGAAGCATCGCTCTCGATGCCAGTGAGGAAGACGTCGTCCTTCTCCTGTGCAATGGGACGAAGTGGTTGAAGGCCGCGGCGTTCGCTGACAACTAGCGGTCACTGGAGATAACCATGGCAGCAGCGACCGGAGCGAGCAGGGCAGCGACGGGCACTATAACAGCGAATACTGACAGTGGGTTGGCCCTGGCGGACCCGTCGGCTCAGGTGATGATCACCAACGATGCTGCGGTTACGGCTTACGTCCGTCTCAACGGCGCGGTCTCCACGAGCGTGTACGACTTTGTGTTGTACTCTGGAGACCGCGCTTGGGTTGAAGATGTGGTGGTGCGGTCCGTCCACGTCTACATGAATGCCACGAGCGGCTTGAGGGTGGTGTACTGGTGAGAGCGAGGATAGAATCGGCTGGAGTGGGCCTGGAGCGGTACGTTCAGGACTGGTTGGCGTTGTCACGCCAGACTTCTGCGGCGCTGCAGGAGGCGTCGAGACGTGCGGAACGTGCGAACGCCGACCTGGCGTGCAGCGTGGAATTACAAGGCGACGTAGTTGTAGCGGGGATAGATGTGCTGCGGCGTCAGGTGGCCTGGCAAAGTGAAGCGGTCGTGGCCTTGATCGCTGAAGTGGATGCGCTGCAACGCCGGGAGATCCGGCCCACGACATTGGCGGGTCGGTTTGTGTGGTGGCTTTTGGGGGTGGAGTATGGAAGTGACGGTTCAGATGGTGGCGACGGGGGCCAGCAAGGCAGCGACGGGGACGATCTCGGCGAACGAGGACAGCACCCTGACTCTGGCGGACCCCTCTAGCTGTGTGCTGATCTCGAATATTTCGGGCGTATCGTTTTACATTCGGCTCAACGGTGCGGTCTCTACGACCGTCTACGACCTGGTGCTGGCTGATGCCGAGCGGGTGTGGATTCGGGACGTGCGGTGTGAGACCGTGCATGTCTACGGGAACGCCACATCTGGCCTGCGCGTCGTGTACTGGTAGGGGGAGAGAATGAGCGGAAGTGGGATAGACATTACGCCGGCGCCGTGGAGTTCGGTGACTCCCCAGGCCCACAAGGATAGCCACGACCCTGAGGATGGTGGGGACGCGCTGGATACTGCTGTGGCGGTGGACACCGGCACCGCGAACGCGGTGGGAACGTCGCATAGCTTGGCGCGT